AGCAATGCGTGTTGCACTACTAGTTATTGTTGCTCCCGTAAGAGCTCCAACTGTAATAGTTGCTCCAATAGTGTTGACAGTTGCTACAACGTAGCTGATGTTTTGAATTGGTGGGGTCTCAGTAGCTTCCTCTTGAAAATCGATTGTTGCTCCAGATGCAGTAAAAACTGTATCTAGAGGAATTGATGTTCCTCCAATGTCGACCACGATCAGATAAGTACCAAGCAGGGAGAAGGTTAATGTAGAATTCAAGGCTGTTACACCTAAATTTCCAGTAACTACTGGAACAGTCCCAAAAAGAGAACTAGGTCCAAGAGTTCCTCCTCCATTAACTCGGCTTCCAAATCCAAAAATTGGTGGACAGGGGAGCACTGTTCGATGAACGAAATAGTCAAGTTCATTAACCATATAAGATGGCTTAATAAAGATTGGTGTTGGGTTAGTCGTAGAATTGACAGGGTCAGAGATATTTCCAACGAGAACAGCGAAAAATCGCTCGTCTCTGGTCTTCATGAAATCCCGAGATCCATAAGGAACCTCGAAATACATAGTTGGATTATCAGCAAGGTCGTAAGTTACGCCCTGTCTGTTATTCACAGATGTATCCGTTGATTCAATGGCAGCCGAAACTACCTTGATGATTTGAGCATAGCCCATTGGTGGTCTGCAGTCCAAACGAAGGATAGTAGTCTTCGGGCGCATGTAATCAAACACACGCATAAGGTTGTAAGCTTTTGGAGCTGCCTCTAGAAGAGTAGGTGACAACTTTTCAAAGGTTGCACCGTCGCCGAGGGTAAAATTGTCACTGAGTTGGAAATGTTGAATCTCGTTTGGGAGGGACATAGCTTTCTCGATGAGTTTGGGGATTTCATAACCTGAATTAACAGGTTGTTCACTCTGTTGTAATGAGTAAACCCAAACCATACCATCTGCTGTAGACATGAGCTTTGGTGGTCCAATATCTGATTGGACATTTTGAGGTTGAATTGGCCCTTCAGGCGCAATATCATTGGCGGAATTAAGACCGCCATTCAGAGTCAAGGTTCGTGAAGCCTTACTCACATTCATTTTATTAGGCGTTTGGGTATTCATAGTCAGGATGAAACTATTTTGGCTTGAATTCCTTTGGCTTAAATTGTTTGAGTCGTTTGTTTTACTTTGGTAAATCGCTTTGTTTTCTTCTTGTTTGATACTAACAGAGTCCCGGACCTCACGCTTTAGTTCAATTCTTTCGTAGTGGATTAGAGCTTTCTTGTTGTCTGACAAATTATTTCTTAATATTTGTGAAATATTGGAGTCAAGTACCCCAAATCGATCAAGCGCGATGCAGAAAATCTGACGAAATTCTGCTCGTAGAGCTGGATAAATTCGAGAGCACAAAGCACGATTTTGGTCGTAAAAATTTTGTTCTAACGCGAATTTGAGGAGTGTTTTCTGAAATTGATGAAAATACTTCTTGCCCCATAAAGAGGCTTCCACTAATTGTTCGAGAATAGTGGAGAACCACTCCTCGACCTCATCATCTTCGAGTGAGGAATAATTAAAAACTCCTTCAATGGAGTCCTTGTCCAGTGGGCAAATCCAAATACTTCCAAATTTGACAAAATGTCTCTTAAGGAAGATCATGTCAGAGAGATTTTTCGAATGAGATCTAATTTCTTCCGATTTATCTCCAGGGGTAATTACTTGTCCTAATTCTTCCAGTACTTTCTTGTACGAAAAGAAATTGAAAATGTCAATAACTAAGTCTGAGATTGATAAAATTTTGTCGTCTCCAAAATTAGCTTCCTCAACGTTTTCCAAATAATAATGTAGAGATGAATTTCCTGTTACTTTAATAAAAACATACCAGGAATAAATAGTATTAACGATATTATTAAACTCAGTTGTAAAGATATTTCCAGATTTATTTCCATGTTCAGTTTGGAAAACAGTTCGATTAGCCACACAAAAAGCGCGGATAACCTCATCAAAGTACACATAACGTGCATTGGCTAATTCTCTATTCTTCTCAGTTGCAAAGATTGTTGCTACAACTATAATTGCCGCCATTTCCATAGCCTGAACAAGGAGACGTTGATCAAAGTTCTTGTAGTCAACATCTATATAATTTGGATGTTTCAAAAGTCGTTGAGCCAAATCAGTCC